CGGCCAGGGCCCGGTGCAGGGCCTCGGCCTCGACACCCCGCAGGGCGCGGCGCACGTCGCGGGCTCCGACGACTTGGCCGTGCACCTCGATGTCGGCCTTCACCAGCCCTCACCCCGTAGGTCGTTGACGGACACGTCGCACAGGAGGGTGGGCTGCCACCAGTCGGAGTCGGTGACGGGGTTGCGGACGACCATGGCCATGCCCTCCAACTGGGGGTCGGAGTCGTGGCGTTCGACACGGAGGCGCTGGTTGAAGTCGAGCCGGATCCGCTTGGTCCGGTCGCCCCAGGATTCCGCGGGTACGAGGAGGTTCTTGTCGATGTGCCACAGCTGGACGCGGTAGGCGTGGGTGGCGGTGTCCTCGTAGGACTGCCTCCGGTTGCGGGCGCGCCAGTCCTTGTTGGGGGTGATGGCGGCCCAGCCGCGCCAGATGGGGTCGACCTTCTTCTTGACGACGCCGGTGCCGGGCACCCAGGTGTCTTCCTCGCCCTCGCCGTTGCCGACGGCCGGGGGGTAGATGGCGACGAGGCTGTTGCACAGCAGCGACAGGAAGTCGTAGGCGGCGGAGTCGAAGTGGGGGTCCTTGACGGCGAGTGAGCTCAGTGCCATGCGTAGTCCCGGGGTTGTGGGGTCCATTCGGCGATGTCGAAGCCGATGTCGCGCTTGTCGTCGGAGTCGGCTTCGTCCATGAGGCGCTTGGACTGGGCGCGCAGTTCGGCGCCGAGCTTGGCCCCGTCGGTGGACTTGTCGTCGGTGGACAGGACCTTGAGCAGGAGGGACTGCGTGGTGGCGATGACGCGCAGGGCGTCGGCGGCGGCACGCTTGACGTTGCCGTTGTTGATGTCGAGGAAGGCCTGGATCTGTTCGTCGGTGAACAGGAGGGAGGGGGGCTGTCGGAGGTCGCGGGGGTCGGAGCGCTCCTCGATGTCGGGGATAAGAAGCCTTACCCTACCCACATTTGTGTTGAACGCCACAGGCATCTTTTCCTCCTTCAACCCCTATGGAAAACCCCGCCCCTCGGATCTCTGCCTGCGACCCGAGGGGCGGGGCGTCTATCAGGCGCCCAGGCCGGTCGAGGCGACGATGCCGTCCGTGTGCAGGACGGCGCCCCCGGTGACCATGCGGGCGCGGAACTGGATGTCGTCGTTATCGAACGAACCGGAGGTGGCGTTGAGAGCCCCGCCGCCCAGCGACGTGCCCTGGTTAGCCGCCGCCCGCAGCTCGACACCCTCCACGCCCATCAGCGTGGTGCGCAGGATGGTGCGCCGCGAGGCGGTACGACCCCCGGCCGGGGCCAGGACCCAGTTCGTGTCGCCCTGGGTGGGGCCGCCGAGCAGGCCGACCATGTCGGACTCGACAACCTCCACACCCGCCGTCGGCGTAGACGACAGGATCGTCTTGTTCGACGTCGCCCCGGCCGCGTCCTTCTCCTTGTGCTCGATGGACGTCATGGAGGTGACCATGTCGGCCATCGGCTTGAGAGTCGGAGGCACGAGCAGGACGAACTTCGGAACCTGGATGTACCGGCCGTTGACCTTGGTGTGGCGCACCTGCCAGATGGCGGCGCACAGGGCCTCGAAGGTCAGCGGGCTGTTCTTCGGCACGTTGCGCAGCACGTAGACGCCGTCGGCGGTGCGGGCCTGGAGGACCGTGGCGTTGGCGTCGGCGATGATGTTCGTGTTGAAGCCCGGCGCGGCGGAGTTGAGCGAGAACAGGGCGCCGTAGACAGCGGCGTCGACAGTCCGGGAGGCCAGGAACGCGGCGTCCTTGGGGAACTGAGCGATGATGTTCCAGTTGTCGTTGATGAACGCCTCCCAGGACATCTGGAGGCGCACACCCTCCTTGTGCACCTCCACCCAGCGTCCGGAAGCCCGGTACCCGAACGTCGGGTAGGGGGTGAGCTCGGGGATGCGCGGCATCGTCTGGGGGACGACGACCTCGCCGCCGTTGTCACGCAGGAGCGTGGCGTCGATGTCGTGGTCGAGCTCGTAAAGCTGCGTGGGCCTGAAGGAGGGCAGCGCCTCGGTGGAGGCGAACTTCTCCCACGTGGTGGCCTGCTCGGCGTACTGGCTCTCGAAGGCGCCCTGGGCGACGGAGGTGAACCAGCCTGCGACCATGTCGGAGGTGACGGCCTCAGTGACCCTGGGCGCCAGGCCGAGGGTCATCATGACGGTCTCCTTGACGACGCCCTGCGAGGAGGGCACGCCCTTGAGGGCGAGGTCGAGGTGGTGGGCGAACTCGTTGCGGTTCTCGCAGATCCTGCCCTGAATCATGGGTTACTCCTTTCCCGGTCCGCGGTCAGCGGGCGGTCGGGTCGAAGATGACGGGCACGACGTGCTCCGTCCCCTGCGCGGGCAGGGCGTTGTACAGGTATCCGACCAGGAAGCCGTCGGCCCCCTTGGTCGTGGTGATGGCGTGGCGCCCGTCGGTGAGCTTGTCGGCGTAGACGGGGGAGCCGACCTTGACGGCGCCGGAGTGCTTGACGCTCATCTTGAACACGCCGCCCCTGATGCGCACGGAGGCGTAGCCGGGGGCGTTGAAGCCGCCGGTGGGCTTGGTGGCGGGGATGTAGGTACCGCCCGCGTCCTCGACGGCCTTGACGGCCTTCTTGATCTCCTCGGGGGTGGAGGCGATCTCGGTGACGAGGAGGCCGACGATGCTGCCGACCTTGACGATGTCGCCGATGTGGGCGTGGCTGTAGTCGGTCTTGTTGACGGGCAGGGAGAGGGTGTCGGTGTACTCGAAGACCTGGATGTCGGAGATCTTCTTGGCGCCGAACTCGTTGATTCCAATCATGGTGCGCGTCCTCCTTCGCTCACTTGGCCCAGGAGGTGACCTGGACGTCGTCGCCGCCGGTCTTGGCCGCGCCGTCCTCGCGGACGACGGGCGCGGGGGCGATGGCCTTGATGTAGGCGCGCTCGGCCTCGATGGCGTCGTCGACACCGGCGCCGCGCTTGACGGCCTCCATGACGCGGGCGCGGGCCTCCTTGGGCAGGTCCTCGGCCTCGGCGACCTTGGCGGCGGCCTCATAGGGGTCGACGGCGGGCGCCTTCTTCTCAGCCTCGGCGACCTTCTTCTCCTGGTCCGCCGCGAGCATGGCGGCGGCCTCCTTGATGGCGGCGGGCATGGCGGCCGTAAGAGCCTCCGACACCGCCTTGCAGATATCCTCCGGCTTCACGGCCTGTTCCTCCTGAACATTGGTGTTGGTGGGGTTGGAAGGGTTCTTGATGCGCCAGCGGCCATCGGATTCCAGAACCTCCAGGACGGCGCCCTTGGCCCCGGCCCTGGTGACGAAGTCGACGGACTGGATTCCGGCCAGTGGCGGCACGACACCGTCGGGCCCTATTTCCTCGACGGACCAGCCGTTGATCGACACCCCGATGTCGGCCCACCTCTCGCGGATGATTCCGTTGACGGAGGGGTAGACCTTGATGTCGGCCTCCAGTGACCCATCGGGCATGATTTCGGCGGCGGATTCGAAGACTCCGGCGAGGTCGCGCACTGAGCGTTCGGGGCGCTCCCAGTCCTCGGTCATCGTCTGGTGGTCGAAGAACATGTGAGTGCCGGGCACGAATAGGGGCGCGGATTCGGCGAGGTTGGGGGCGGTGTACATGCCGGTGGATCCGCGTCCGGGCGCGATGATGCGGATGCGGTACCGTCCGGCGCCGTCGTCCTTCTCGCCCGGCTTCTTGGCCTCCAGCAGGGCGCTGCCCTGGTTGAGGCGGAAGTAGGTTCGCGTCATGTTTGTCCTCCCGGTGAACTAATATACAGCGCGGTGCATCAGGCGTTGGTCGTCTTGCCCTCGCCGTCGCGCGAGGAGTTCGTCCCGTCGGACAGTGGCCCGACCCCGGTGTTGCCGTCGTCCTTGCCCTGGTCCTCGTCGCTGTTCTCCCCTTCCGCGCCGTTGTCGAACTGCGGCTGCGGGGCCGACAGGTCCTCCCAGTCGGGCAGGCTCGACACCGGCTTGGCGTTCACGGGGGCGAAACGGCGCAGGAACAGCTCGCGGGCCTCGACGCGGTGCAGGATGCCGTTCTGGAGGCCGAGCGTGACGACCTGGCCCCAGCGCTGGATGAGGTCGTTGGACAGGGGCGCCAGGTCCACCTCGGTCTTGAACCCGGCGGCCCGCAGCACCCGCCTGACCAGGTCCTTGTGCACCTGCCTCCTGAGCTCCAGGGCCTTGAACGTGGGCTCCTCCAGGGCGGTCTCGGCTCCCTGTCGTCCACCGGCGGAGCCGTCGGTGAGTAGCACGGACAGGGGCACGTCGAGGGCGGCGGCGACCATGGCGGCCAGGGGGGTTCCGGCGGAGAACTCGATCCCGGCCCCGGCCTTCGACACGGCCAGGAGGTCCTGGTCGGCGCCGAGCGAGGCGGTGGCTCCGGTGCCCTGGAGGGTGGACATCTTGTCGATGACGGCCTGCTGCTGGGCGGTGGTGGTGGACTTGACCTTGAAGGCGACGCGAGCCAGGGCCTTGGCCAGGACGTGCCCGGCCTCCAGGTACTCCTTGTATGCCTGCGCCCAGTACACGGCGCCCATTAGGTCGGGCTTGCCCCACTGCTCCCCGGCGAGGCGATTGACGCAAGCCACAACGAGCACGTCGGTCTTGTTGGTCTTGTAGCCGCCCTGGTCGACGACGTCGACGCGGGGCTTGCCGTCGAGGATGACCCACTCGGGGTCGGGGAGGGTGGCCCGTGAGGGGTCCTCCAGGGGCACGGGGGTGATGAGCAGAGCGTGGATGTCGGCCTCTTCGAGGGCGTCCTCGGCCCGGGCGATGCCCTGCACGCGGGTGATGGGCACGGGCGCCACGTTCCCGCCGGGCGACACCCGGTAGATGACCATGCCGTCGGTGTTGAAGGCGGCTTCGTCGCGCACCCGGGCCTCCCGGCCGAGCAGTACGGCGTCGAGCCTCTCCTTGGCCCGCTTGGGCATCTTGCGGGGTTCGGGCACGTCCGTCCACATGTAGGCGTTGCGGATGTTGATGCCGCGCTTGACGATGGTGTTGTAGGTGGCCAGGCGCCGCGAGCGGATGGAGTGCTCCTTGATGACGCCGAGGGGCACGAGGTCGGAGGCACGTCCGGAGGGGTCGTACCAGCCGATGTCCTCCTTCATGAAGGACGTCCGGGTCAGGGCGTCGGCAGTGTCGGAGAACGCCCGGGCGGCGGACTCCATGGCCGCTTCTGCGCGCCCGTCGGTTCCGAACCGTTCCAGCCATCGGATGACGCCCACGGCCCCTCCTCTTTCTCCGCCCCTCACGTTTGTTACGCGGCTATACTATCCCGTCACGCCGGGGCGAAGGACCAGGCCTCGTTGCCCCACTCGTCGATGATCAGGCTCTCGTCGACACGGGGCCCTGCGGCGGTGTCCAGGGTGAGTTCGAGGATCGGGTCCTTGCCGCCGCCGTCGATGACCTCGGCGGGCATGGAGGCGTAGCAGATGGCGTCGATGGTGTCGGGCGAGGATTCACCGCGCCGCTTGAGCGAGTCCTTGGATTCGATGAGCAGGGCGGTGCCCCGGTACTCGTACTTGATGGTGCGGAACTCGTCGTACAGGCCCCGGGTGCGCTCGTCGGAGGTGTCCTCCGGGGGGATGGCCAGGGCGCCCTCGTTTATGAGCTCCGACACCGAGTCGTACATGGCGGCCCGGAAGTTGTACCACTTGAGCTTGTTGGGCGAGGCGGCGTTACCGACGATCCAGCGCACGAGGGTGCCTTCGGGCAGGTGGTTGTCGAGGACGGCCTGCACGCCCCGGCCCACGCCGACGGCGTCGATGCGGATCTCGTCGACACCGCCCAGCTCCTTGACGCGCTGGCCGATGAGCCTGGCGAGCTTGTTGCCGTCGTAGCCCTTGACCTTGTCGAGGATCGACACGCGCCCGCCCCGGTTGAGGGCGATGACGGAGTAGTCGCCGGTGATGGACAGGCCGACGTCGACGCCGAGGACCGTCCGGTCGCCCTGCTCTTCGAAGTCTGCATACTCATTCATCGACACAAGTACTCGTCCGAGGTTGAACAGGCCGTCCTCGCCGACGTCGGGGAACTGCGCGAGGACCTTGGCCTGCCAGCGGGGGTCGGTCTCACCCCAGCGCACGCGGGCGTCCTCGACCCACTCCTTCTGGAGGAGGTTGGTGCGGGCGCGTTCGGGCACGTCCTCGCCGGTGAAGTTGGGGGTGTCGAAGGCGGAGATGGTGATGAGGTTCCATCTGCGGTTTTCGGGGGCCTTCTTGGACTCCTCGCGCCAGACCTTGGCCATGTAGGAGTTCGGGTCGTCGGGGTTGGCGATGGCGAGGATGCGGGCGTTGGCGTTGGTGGTGATGGCTTCGACGGAGGTGAAGATCGACTCGGGCACTCCTCCGGCCTCGTCGACGACGACGAGGACGTTGGTGGCGTGGATGCCCTGGAAGGTGGATTCGTCGTAGTCGGAGGGCTTGCGGCCGAAGGCGGTGGGGGTCTTGTAGCCGGGAAAGGTCCACGATGCTTTGGCGGTGATGTTGCCGGGCATGTCGGCCTTCTGGCGTACTTCGTCGACGTAGCCCCACATGACGTTGGCGACCTGGTTCCAGGAGGGGGCGGTGGTGATGACGCGGGTTTCGGTGGGTGAGACGTCCTTGGTGTCGAGCCACCACCCGATCACCCTGGAGGCCAGGTGCGAGTTGTGCGTGGGCACCAGGTCCCGTCCGGTGAGGTACAGGTGCGACGGCCCCTCGACCTCGATGCACACGGTGTCGCCGACGCCGACGTACTCGCACTTCTCAATAGTGCGCTGCGTCGGTCGACTGGTTCGCGCCCCCTTGAAGCCCTCCCGCTTACGCGCCAGGCGGAAGGGCTCCCACCCGACAGGAGTGAAGTTCAGACGCCAACGGATGCCTGTCTGCCGCCCGTAGAGCTTGGCGGCGCAGGATCGACCCTGCACGCTCGTCCCCAGGCCCCTGATGAGCTCTCTCAACCCCTTGGCCAGACGCTCGTTGCACAGGTCGATCCCGACAGATCCGCCGTTCTGGGCCACGAACCCGTCAGAGTCGAGCAGCCCCTGCACCACGGCGAGACGATACTCCAGGGGGGCCCGCTGGACCGCCTCCGGAATGTGCTTGTCCTCCAGGACCCCAACGGCGCGGAGCTTACGACACAGAAGTTTCGGAGTGGCGTTACGCCCGTGCTCACCGCTGTTCCAACGCCATGCCGACAGAGGGTGCCCGGCCCGTTTGCACTCTGCCTCCAGGTGGGCGCCGTCCCGATCATCGAAAGTGATCTGCCCGGCCCCACGAGTGCCGTCGCCGAGCCAGTAGCCCAGAAGATAGGGATCAATGTCCAGAGTGCCCCCCGTGGTGTGAAGAGGGCGGGCCAGGGGCACCCTGTACGCGAGTTGGCCCCCGTTCGTGCGCAAGTGACTCGCGATGTACTGAGTCTCGACCCGCTCCGTAGCCTGCCAGTAATCCCTCCAGTCCTTCACCTTTCGCGGTCGATGGTTCAGGTGAATGACGTCCCACTCGTGGGCGCCGTCGAACACGCCAGTCGCCCCGTCGTGGAACTTGACGCGGTAGTGGGGTCTTCCCGGCCAAGTCCTCTTGGCGACCACTTTCACGGGTCTGCCTTCTTCGTTGAAGACGTGGTCGCCGACCTGTATGGTGCCGTAGGTCTTCCAACCGTCCGTCGTCAGCAGGGGTGTGACATAGGTCTCTCCTTTGCCCGCGGAGTGACAAGAAGCCACCATCGTCCGCTTGTTCTCCACGACAGAGCGGACGATCTCCCGCTGCTTGGACCACAGGAACTCACCCAGGCGCTCCTCCACCCAGGCCACCGGGTCCCTCGACAGGCGCTCCGCCCGGGCGCCCTCGCCGAACGAGGCGGCAACCGCCTTGAAGTCGATGACGGGCATATCACAGCTCCATCGGCGCGGTCGCCTCAAGGATCTCAGCGCTGGCCGCCGTGGCCTGGGCGAGCCACTCCTCCCGCTTGGCCTCCAGCTCCTCGCGCCCCGCGATCGTGAGCATGGGCCGCAGCCTCGCCTCCATCGCCTCGACGACGGAACGGGTGAACGACACGATGACCTCCACCTGCTTCGTCTCGATGACCCGCACCTCCGTCTGTATCCGGGTCTTCTTCAGACCCATGAGTTCACTCGTCTGGTCGATGGCCTTGAGGATCGAGTCGAAGTACTTGGGGTCGCCCTCCGGGTTGGCCAGGAGGGCGGACTGCACGCGGGCGTCGAGCATGCCCAGCACCCGGTCGAGGCGGGCCATCTGCTTCATGAGGCGGGCGTGCTCGCTCAGCATGGCCTGCCA